TTTACTCAGGAAAGATCAGAAAAAAACCCTTTTTGTTAATGAAAAAAAGCTTTCAAGGGTTATGCACGACCAGTTTAACCCTTATATGACTGCACAGGCTGGTCGTGAAGTTATGATGGCGCATGTTTTAACATGGGGAAATGGTTATGCGGAAATAGTTCGGGATAATTACGGAGAAATAAGAGAGCTTTGGCCTATCCAGCCAGACCGGGTAACGATAGAGATGGCCGATGGAGACCTTATGTATCGTGTAAAAATGGGCATGGGACAAGATATCATTCTTCCCAGAGAAAAGGTTTTACATATAGCAGGTCTTGGTTTTGATGGTTTTCAGGGATATTCAGTTGTTGCCATGGCTCGGAAATCTTTGGGGCTTGGGATGGCACTTGAAACGTTTGGAGCATTATATTTTGGGCAAGGCACACACCCTGGCATTATCGTTGAACATCCGGGCAAGCTTTCTGCACAATCTCATGCTAATTTAAAAAAATCCTTAACTGAAGTGCATAGTGGCCTTGGGCAGGCTCATAAGTTAATGCTTCTTGAAGATGGCATGACCATGAAGCCTGTTGGCATACCCCCTGAAGACTCACAGTTTCTTGAAAGCAGACAGTTTCAAATTCCAGAGGTTGCCAGATGGTTTAATCTGCCGCCTCATAAACTTAAAGACCTGACCAGAGCATCTTTTAGTAATATTGAATCGGAACAAATTTCGTTTGTTACAGACTCAATATTGCCATGGCTCGTTCGGCTTGAACAAGCATATAACCTTCAACTGCTCAATGAATCTGAGAGATACCAACAAAACATATACACAAGACATAATGTTGACGGCCTTTTACGGGGCAATGCGAAAGACAGGGCTGAATATTACAGGATTATGTTTAATATTGGCGCTCTTGCAATTAATGAAATCAGAGACAAAGAGGAAAAAGACCCTTTAGAAAACGAATTTGCAGATGAACATTTTGTTCCGTTAAATATGGTGCCAATTAGCATGTTAAGGGAGTTGCTTGAAAAAAATAATGTGCCGCAAGACAAAAAACCACCAGCGGAAGAAAATGCTATTGCTAACAATATGTCCACAGAAATATTTGATGCATATTTGACATCTAAAAAAGGGAAAGACGCAATTTTAAATGTTTTGTCAAAAAAGGGGAGATAGACATGAGGCCAAAAAACAGGAGTTTTTTTAAAAACAGGGTTAACGGATTATATAAAATTGAAAACAAATCCGATGAGTCAACCGTTTATATTTATGATGAAATTAGCTGGTTTGGAGTACAGGCAGAGCAGTTTGTAAAAGACTTAAATAACATTAAGGCAAAAACAATACATCTTAGGGTTAATTCACCAGGTGGCTCTGTGTTTGACGGTACATCCATTTACAACGCTTTGAAGCAACATTCTGCAAAGGTTGTAGCTCATGTTGACGGGTTGGCGGCATCAATAGCATCTGTAATTATTATGGCGGCAGATGAAGTCCGTATGAGCGAAAATGCTTTTTTAATGATTCATGAGCCGTTTAGCATAGTTATTGGCGGTGCGGATGACATGAGGCATGAGGCTGATTTGCTTGATAAGGTTGGCGGAACGATTGTGAAAACTTATATGGATAAATCAGGAAAAGACGAAGATGAAATAAAAGATATGATGGCTAAGGAAACATGGTTCACTGCACAAGAAGCCCTTGATATGGGTTTTTGCGATTGCATTGATAAAGAAACAAAGGAAAAGGCGCAAATAGTATTATTTGATCTGTCTGTTTTTGCCAACGTGCCCGATAAATTTAAAGAAAACAGACAGCCGACTGCTCGTGATTTAGAGCGTGTTTTGCGGGATGCGGGATGCTCTGCAAAACAGGCTAAATCAATTCTTTCAAAAGGGATAGAGGGTGATCTTCGGGATGAAGAACCAGCCAATGACCCTCCACCGGCAAAACTTGATCAACGGGATGTTGAGCCACAAGTAAGTGTCGTGAAAGACAGAACAGTTCTTTTACTAAAACGTGCCGCAACGGTATAAAACTTATAAAATTTAAAAAGGAGTTATAGAATGAAAACGATTACACAACTAAAAGAAGAAATAAAATCGTTAATGAAAGCATCTGCCGATCTGGATACAAAATGTGTGGCTGAAAACAGAAATTTAACAGGCGCAGAACTTACTTTAAAAAATGAGATTCTTGATACAGTCCAGGAGTATCAAGATGAAATAAAAGTAAGGGAGCGTGAAGAACGGATTTCGGCTGTGCTTGAAACACCTGAAACGCCTTCAACTGTAATAAAAAACAAAAAACCTGCCGGTAGTGGAATTGAAGTTAGGGACAAAGACAAGTTTAAAACATTTGGCGAGCAAATGATGGCAATAATGAGGGCAGGTCTTCCAGGGGGGCATGCTGATCCACGTCTTTTTAATGCAGGTACAGGCTTAAATGAATCTGTGCCAAGCGATGGTGGTTTTTTGGTGCAGCAGGATTTTTCTTCTGTGCTTTTACAGGATGTATTTAAAACAGGGGTGCTTTCTTCGAGATGCAGAAGAATCCCTATTTCCGGCAATGCCAATAGTATTAAAATTAATGGTGTTGATGAAACCAGCAGGGCATCTTCCCGTTATGGTGGCATTGTAGGTTATTGGGCAGATGAAGCAGATGAGAAAACAGCCAGCAAACCGAAATTCCGCAAAATAGAATTAACATTGAAAAAACTTGTTGGTCTTTGTTATGCAACTGACGAATTGCTTGATGATGCCGCAGCACTTGAGGGTGTTATCCGTGAAGGGTTTATAAGTGAATTCGGGTTTTTGCTTGATGACGCTATTGTAAACGGCACAGGAGCAGGTCAACCACTTGGGATTCTTAACTCAGGGAGTCTGGTCAGCATCACAAAGGAAACAGGGCAGGCAGCAGCAACAGTTGTTGCAGAGAACGTTATCAAGATGTATTCCCGCTTGTTTGCTACCAGCCGCCAAAATGCAGTCTGGCTGATCAACCAAAATATTGAACCTCAATTATTCACTATGTCTCTTGCAGTTGGTACTGGTGGCATTCCCATTTATATGCCAGCAGGTGGACTAAGCGGCCAGCCTTATGGAACGCTTTTCGGCAGACCTGTCCTTCCTATTGAGCAGGCACAAACATTAGGAACACAGGGTGATATCATATTGGCGGATCTTAACAAAGGTTATGTGCTTGCTGAAAAAGGCGGGATTCAGTCTGACATGAGTATTCATGTTAGGTTTATTTATGATGAAAGCGTTTTCAGGTTTGTAATGAGAGTTGATGGGCAGCCTGTAAGGGCAAGTGCTTTGACTCCATACAAAGGCGGAGCAACAGCAACACAATCTCACTTTGTTGCATTAGATACAAGGGCTTAATTATAATATATAATTAATGTTAAAAAACATGAATAAGGAGAATTTAAAATGAAACTATGTCCAGAAACTTTCCCGATAATCCAAGGCCATGAACCGGCTGCGGCAGATGCAATAGTTGATACGTCTGATTGGATTTGCTTGAAAAATTGTGCAGGTGTTTTAATTACAGTTCATCATTATAGCGGTGGTGGAGATACTGATATGGTGTTGACTGTCCATGAGGGCGCTACTGGTACAGGCACTTCACAGCTTGCTACTGCGTTCCCAATTTGGGTTAATACAGACACCTCAGCCTCAGATGCAATGGTAAGACAAACCGATGCGGTAACATATACGATTGATACTGGAGCTGGAAAAGACCAGATCGTTCAGTTTTATATTTCTGCATCTATTTTAACGGCTACTTACGATTGGATTCAGCTTGGTACGTCTGGCGGCAATGCTGCAAATTATGCATCTGTTATTTATCAGTTGGATGGTGCAAGATATCAGCAGACTACACCTCCGACAGCCATAGCATAATTGTTAAATAAAAAGCGGTCTTAAACAGGCCGCTTAAACAAGGAGAATAAAAAATACTTAAAACAGAAGAGAAGGTTATCGTAAGAAAATAATAATACTTTGCCTGTAAAGCAGGTGCGGAAAATCGTAAAGGAGAATTAAAATGGGGAAAATAAAATGTGAATATAATTGGCATAATTCAGGGAGACAGGTTTTTTATGATGGATCTACTTTTGAAACATTGATGACAACTTTTCCTGTGCAATATTCAGAAGACTTTCTCGGAGCTGCGGTTGATCCTTTTGATGGGACAATAGACTGGAATGTTATTGATGTAAGTGCAGTAGGAACAGTTACAACAGCAATTGTAGCAGATTCATCAAATGGGCAGTTCCTTTTAGCCCTGGATGCAACAGATGAGGCGCAGGACGCAGTTCTTTATCAGAACGATAATAAAACATTTGATGTCGGTAATGGCCTGATTGCAGAGTTTCGAGTAAATATGGCGGTATCCCCAGGAACAGGTGTTTGCGCTGTCTTCGGGATGTGCGGTGATCATAACCTTGATAAAGATACTGCAACTGAAGCGGCATGGTTTAGATTTGATGCGTCTTTGGTCGCAAAGGTTGAATCTGACGATACGACAAATAATAACGATGATATCGCTACCGGACACACTGCTGTTGCCGGCACTTATGATATTTATAGAATTGACTTTACTACATTATCAGACGTGAAGTTTTTTATTAATGGAGGAAGAGTAGCTTCAGGGACTACGTTTGATATGTCTAACCTTAGCGCAGCAGAACAGCAAATGCAGCCTTATTTTTCGCTTGACAAAGCTTCCGGCACTGGCCTTGGCAGTATGAACATCGATTATGTGAAAATTTTTAGTAACCGTTCATAGTTTTCAGGCAGGGTATTAAATATCCTGCCACAATATTTGAGGTGGCATAATGGCAATATCAGTTACAACCCCAACGCCAGGCAAGTTCGGTTTTATTCTTAATGCAACAAGCGCTGATGCTTCCAGTTGTGAGGAATTAAAAGCTGCTCCGGCGGCTGGGACATCAATTATAGTCGATCATCTTACTATAAACAATGGCGCAAATGCAATTAGCATAACTATTGGTGAAGGAGAAACTGCGGGTGCTGTTACAACGGCATTGATTGGCCCCGTCACTATGGCAGCCAATACTTCGTTACAGTTTACATTTATGTATGGCATGGTTTTAACAGCGGCAACTTCTTTGACAGTGGATGCTTCAGGAGCGAGCGCGATTTGTATTTTTGCTCAGGGAAGAGTTGAATAAAAACTATCAGGCGGACTTATGTATAATATTGCTAAATTAATAACTGCCCCAACAATCGAGCCAATAACCATGTTGGAAACAAAGCTGCACTTGCGGATTGGGAATGATGTATCTGATGAAGACAGCCTTGTAGATGCAATTATTAAAGCAAGCAGAGAGCATGTAGAAGATATAACAAGGCGGTGTTTATTAACGCAAACATGGGATTTCAGTATTCAAGACTGGCCTGAAGCAAATTATATAAAACTGCCAGGGGGCAATTTGCAAAGCGTAACATCTGTGAAGTGGAAAGACACAGATGGGACAGAAACAACATTAACGGTTACTACGGATTATCTTGTTGAAACAAACGGTGAGCAATGTGGGCGAATAGTGTTGCCTTATGGTGAGTCTTGGCCGAGTGGCAGTTTATACCCCAGCAATCCCATTACAATACGTTTTATTGCAGGATGGACAACAGCGGCACTTGTTCCATATAAAATAAAAAGTGCAATAAAATTAATTTGTGCTGATCTTTATTCTAACAGGGAAAGTCAAATTGTAAGCGGGCAGAGTTATCATGAAAATCAAACCGTACATGCATTAACCGCAAGTGCAAAACTTTGGGATGAGTTTTAATGATTGGGAATTTAAACAAACGCATAACACTTCAATATGTAACTCAAACCGCAGACGGGATGGGAGGGTTTTCCGAAACGTGGACGGATGATGCAGAAGTTTGGGCGGCGATATGGCCTAAAAGTGCTTCTGAGCAAATACAGTCTATGCAAGCAGTTATGACAATAAGCCATAGAATACGAATAAGATATAGAAGCACTTTGAAGCCATCATGGAGAATCAAATTTGGCACACGGTATTTTAATATTATAGAGATCATTAACCCGAATGAACGTGGGGAATGGTCAGATATTATGTGTAAGGAAATTGTATGAATAATTTGCTTACGGCTATAATGACTAAAACAACAGGTTCGGCTCTTTCAACAACTGTTGGCGGTCGGATATATCTTGATGAGGCACGGGAAAATGTTGTGTTGCCCTATGTTGTTTTCTCTATCGTTTCAAGCGACCAGACAAAAACATTTACTGAACATTATACAACTACTCATATTGAATTTGCGTTGTTTTCTTCTGACCCTGGGGCAACACAGATAACAACTATGTATAATAATTTACAGGCACTTTTTGATGAATGTGCATTAACAATAACAGGAAGCACATTGGTTTGGATGAAAGAAGTTAATTTAACAACAACGATGGACGGTAAAGCAACAACCATTAGTGGCACTTACGGGATTCGGCGCTGGCTGGTTGACTTTGAAGTTTTGACATCTTTAAATTAAGAGGAAGGCATGGTTTCTATTATTATTCCAGTTTACAATAATCATGATATGACACATGAGTGTATATATTCTGTTCTTGAAGACACACAAGATTGTGAAATTATTATTATTGATAACGGGTCAAGCCCGCCTTTTAAGCCTCCCTTTTCAGGGTTTATTGAAACAAAAGTTATAAGGAACACAAAGAACCTTGGTTTCCCTGTTGCAGTTAATCAGGGGATTAAAGCTTCAATCGGAGACGTGGTTGTTCTTTTAAATAATGATGTTATTGTGCCAAAAGGAGCAATAAAACGTCTTACATCATGGCTTGAGCATTTTTCTATTGTTGGCCCCGTTACTAATTATTGTGCTGGCCTGCAAAAAACAACTATTGAAACATATACAACTAAAGAAGAATTAGATAAAGCAGCAGACGGAGTGTCAACAAGCAATCAGGGCTGTGCTGAATATGTTAATTGGGTTATAGGCTTTTGCATGGCATTTAAAAGATCTCTTTACGATGAAATTGGTGAGTTTGACGAATCTCTTTGGCCGTGCAGTGGAGAAGAAATTGATTTTTGTTTTAGAGCTGTTGACGCAGGGCATAAAATCGGCATTGCTTATGATGTTTATATGCATCATTTCGGAAGCCAGACATTTATGGAGATGGAAAAAGAAGGGCAGCTTAAATATGATGAAACATGCACCAGAAATGACGCTCATCTTGCAAGGAAATGGGGTCATGATTTTTGGCAAAGGCAATCAATAGAAGGAGAAAACAATGAGGGAGAAAGACTTGAAGTTAAAGCATGATATACCTGAGCTTTCTGAAATCGAAAATTTTATTGCTGAATCAGGGTCTGATCATGTCCCAACCTTTGGTGGCAAATTTGAGGGTGGGATTCAATGTCAGCAAATAGCTGATGAGCTTGCGCCATGTATTATGGCTATTTTAGAATCTGGTGAACCTGTTAAATCATACCTTGAAGTAGGGGTGGCAGCAGGTGGAACAACTTTTATTTTTAACCATTTTTTTAAGTTAAATACAATAGCATTAATTGATGACAACCGCCATCCCAAAGCTCATGTGAGGCCGTATATTTTGAGAGATATTATCCGTAATGAAATAATAGGCCATTCTCATGCGGATGGGACGGTAGCAGCATTAAAGGATATTAAAACAGATTTTGATATTGTTTTGATTGATGGGGATCACACTTATGCAGGTGTAAGTAAAGATGTAGATATTTACAGGCGGTTTTTAAGGGAAGGCGGTTTTTTGATTTTGCACGATTCAGCTTTGCCTGAATGGGGCATTCAGCAAGTGGTTGTAGAATTAAAAAAAGACAAAACCTTGGATTTTATAGGAGAATATATCACACAAAAGCACAGCAGGCCGTGTGGCGTTGCACTGTTTAAGGTATTAAAAAAAGAGGTTATTAATGAAGAAGATATCTAACCAGCATCTTGCTATTGGCATACCTTGTACTTTTCCAACAGTACCAACGAGTTTTTTTTATTCGTTTATTCATATGGAGCGC